GCTCTGGTAGCCCGTGTTGGTCGCGGCGCTCTGGTAGCCCGTGTTGGTCGCGGCGCTCCGGTCGCCCGTGTTGGTCGCGGCGCTCTGGTAGCCCGTGTTGGTCGCGGCGCTCCGGTCGCCCGTGTTGGTCGCGGCGCTCCAGTTGCCCGTGTTGGATTCCTTGTCGTTCTTCCAATCGACGTGATCGAGAACGTACTGCACACCGCGCTTGATAAAATCCGGCAGCATCAGTTCGGCTTTGATGGTGATCTCTGCCGAGGCGATCTTGCTTTCACTGGAATGGCGGGCAATTTCACCGCCCTGCTCCACCACCGCAAACCGTGAATTGCCGGGGCCGTAATAACCCCACACGTCGAACGGAATTTCGCAGGCGTGAAAACCGCTCTTGCAAACCTCAATCTTGCCATTGACGGTGTAGCTCTTGCCGATCTCAAATTGGAAACCACGGCATTGCAGCTTTTGATCGAAGCCCTTGAAAGCCTCGACGATGACCGAAGGCAACTTAGTTTTTGCCTTTTTTATTTTCTGCTTGGTATTCGCGGTCATGACCGAGCATCCATTGCTGCGCAGCGGTAGTCGGCCATTGACCCCGAATGCCAATCGCAACTTGTGTCTCGCTGACTAATGAGTATGAGAATTAGAACCGTGGCTCCGATGAGCGCGGTTAGGATCAGGCGAGTGGTGGTAGCGTTCATGACCGGCTCCCGTTCTGATTTCTTTGATTAATTCTCTGTTGATAGGCAGTAGCCCACCGACAATTTGATGGTTCGTAATTTCCATCATTGTCGATGCGATCAATTGAAAGGTCAGGGGAAGGACGCGGCCCCATGTCTGCATAAAAGTTTTCGAAACTTTCAAGCCATGAGCTGCAAACGCAAATTCCACGACCGCCGTAATATTTGAAGGATGGATTATTTGGGTTGGTGCAGCGATTTGTGAGACCCTGCCAAACTCGATATTCTGGGGTCCGGGTCATCCCGTGGCGGGCATAATTGCTGCGCTTTATTCTGGGTGAACCTGATTTTAGTTTGTCGCACCGAATAACTCTGGTGCTCCCCGTGGCGGTTTTAATAAGCCAAAGCGATTGACGCGCTTTCGTCCGCCCCTCAAGACGGATCACGGTAAGTCCGTTGATCGTCTCTCCGGTGAAATCTTTGAAATTGAAGGCAGGCATAGGTGCTGTCCGATTGCTGGAGAACACCATTTCACAAGACGTAAACGCCGTCAACATCTATTTTCATATTCAATGAATTATTTTCTCTTGACAAATTCACCCAATGTAAATATGCCTAATTCATGCTTAAAACAGTGGACGAAGTAGTTACCGAGCTAGGGGGGACCGGCGCAATGGCCACCCTAGCCCGCGTGGGCGATTCTGCCGTGTCCAATTGGAAAGCCAGAGGGTCTATTCCTTCGGATCAATACATGGTCATTTCTGAGGCATTGCGGGCCATAGGGAAAGCGGCCGACCCTAGTGTGTTCAGTTTTGCCGATCCTGAGCCGCCCCAAAATGGTGCGGTGCAGCAATGATTTACTTTGCCGAATGTGGAAACCAAATAAAAATTGGTATTTCCTCCAATCTCAATGCTCGGATGGCCGACTTGCGGAATGAGGCTGGTAGGCCAGTATCCCTAATAGGAACAATAGCCGGAGATTTACGTATTGAACGTGCTTTACTTAAAAAACTACGGCCTTACCGCATAAAAGGCGAATGGTTCAAGGATTGTAGAGACGTTCGTGCGGCAATCCAAAATTGCCTCAATAATTTTTCTGCTCCAAATGAGAAATATAAGGACGATACTCTAGCTAAAGTTGCACGGCTTCTTTGGCCCAATAAAACAGCGGAACATATCGCCGCTTTGGCCAAATGCAGTAAACGTGCGGGGACTACGTATCTTTCTGGCCACCGCGAATGGTCTGCCGCTGCACTTAGCGCGATCATTATGGAAATTCTTAACCGTCACTCAGCACGCAAGTAGCGCGTTTTTTGTTGCGTTTCACGTGAAACTACCCGCGCGCGCCTTCGACGGCAGCGTTCATGGCGGTTCTTGACAGGATAACGGAACGACACCCGCATGGTCGAGCTTCAACTCCCATATCCGCCGACAGCAAATAAACTTTGGACGCGCACGCGCCAAGGAATGCGACGCACCGATAGCTATAACAACTGGCTCCAATGTGCCGGTTGGGCAGTCATACAACAGCGCCCTAAGAAAATTCGCGGGCACTACAAGATTTCAATAATGGCGGTTCGCCCCGATAAGCGCAGGCGCGACCTTGGAAATTTGCTTAAGGCCACTGAGGATTTGCTTACCGCACAAGGCGTGATCGAGGACGATAGCCTCTCAGAGCAAATCAACATGCGATGGGTAACGACCGGCGACGGCATCCTTGTTCGCATTGAAGCGGCAGGAGTTGAGTAATGAAATGGTTCCGCTGGTATCGAGGCGCATGCGAAAATCCAAAATTTGCGATGATTGCCGAGGTCGCGGACCAATCCGATAATGGCGGCGTAGTCGGCAGCGGCGAAGGTAACAGACTTCATGGTGCCGTTACCGTAACGGACGTGATCTGCGTTTACATAACGGTGCTTGAAGATGCCGCTCGCGTTACGCACTTCGGAATTTGCACAAAAGATGAAAAATTCATTGCATGTGTTCTGCGATGGTGGCCGGAAGAGGTGCGTTTAGTACTGAATACTATGGTCGAATTTGAGCTTCTAGAGAGACTAGAAAATGGTCACTACAAAGTAAATAAATGGGAAGAATATCAATATGTTAGCGACAGTGACCCAACAAACTCGGAACGCCAAAAGCGTTATCGTAACAGACATAAAACGGATGGGTCACACCCGCATAACTCCTCTGTAACGCGTCTAGATACAGATACAGATACAGATACAGATACAGAAAAGAAAGAACCATCACTTTGTTCGGTAGATGTTTCATGTGAGGTTTCAGACGATTATCCAGAGGGCTATCAGGAAGCGTTCTGGAAGCTCTATCCGCGCAAAATCGGACGCAAGGCCGCGTTCTTAAAACTCAAGACCATCAGAAAAACAGGTGAAGTGACATTTGCGCGGCTGATGGCTGGCGTGAAGAAAATTCCTATGGGCGAGCCAAAATTCATTCCCCACCCTACTACTTGGCTCAATCAAGGCCGGTGGGACGATGAGGATCAGCAGAATGTCGTGCCTCTCAAAATGGAGGCATGGATATGAGCGACGTTGTGCAGGTTTCGGCTTGGCCGAGGGGGCTATACCCGCTCATTGACGCACCACAGCGCGGCTCAATTGCTAGAATTGCAATCGAGTCCGGATGGTGGGAATTAGATCAAATTTTCAAATTATATCCTGGACAACTCACTATCGTAACCGGCACGGCGGGACACGGAAAATCAACTTTCATCCTTAATTTGCTGGCTAAATTAGCCTGGGATCATGGCGTAGGTTCATTTCTTTACGTTCCTGAGAACGAAAATTTTATCCGCGAGCAACTACGAAAAATCTGGCCGCGCGATGACGCGAGCTTTGAACATTTTGCCACGACACAATGCTTCATTCAGACCGCAATACGTGAGCAATACGGGGAACAAGACCAACTTCACACAATCGAATGGGTTTTAGGACGGGCTGCGGAGGCTGTTCGGATTGCGAAAGTCGAAGTTGTTTTAATTGATCCTTGGAACGAACTAGACCGCGCAAGACCAAAAGACATGCTGATGTCCGATTATATCGGCCAGTGCCTTATGCAAATCAAGGACTTCTGCCGAACAATGGATGCTGCCGTTATCGTGGTTGCTCATCCCACAAAAGCAATCAATGAAAACGGCGGCCGCATTGCCGGATTGGCTGACATTGAAGGCTCGATGAACTGGTTTAACAAATGCGACAACGGTCTGATTGTTGTGCGCGATCCAGAAAAAAACACGGCGCGGATTTTGAGCCGCAAGGTACGCCAAATCGGTGCCGGTCGCATAGGCGAATGCCATTTCTATGTTGATCCTGAAACCGGACAGTTCAACCCGATGCAAGGGGCGGTGACGCCATGAAAAATCTCGATGAGATCGAAGCAATCTTGGCCGATATTGAGATGATCGACGCTCAGACAAAGGGCCAATTTCGACAAGTCGAGGATAGGGAAGCCTTTGACGTTGCCGCGAAGATAGAACGTAAAATGCGCCAGCGGCAAAAGATTGCGTCGTGAAGGATTTTTGGGAGCCTATCGGAAACATAATTGCAAAAATAGCGATGGATATTGAACAAAAGAGGAAATCCAATGAGCCTAGCCGAGCAACACCAGCCGTATTACATCGCGCCGACAAGTTGGACCGAAGAGCGCGTGGAGAGAATGAAAGCCCTGCAAACTAAGGGTCTTTCTTGCGCTCAGATAGCTAGGGAACTCGGCGGTATTACCCGCAATGCGGTGATCGGGAAACTCTCCCGAATGCACCTTAATGTTGGCCGGGAAGCTGGGATAGAAACACGCAATAAAATTAGATTAGAGCCTAGGGAATATCATCAATCACCCAAAATTCCTGCTGATTTTAAGCTGTTGAATATCCCGTTTTTGCAAACTAAATCAATACATTGCAAGGAAGTTGTCGGACGGGGTGATGATAATCTAGCGGTGTGTTGTGGCCATGTGCGTGTTCCTGGTCGCCCATATTGCGCGGTTCATACAAAAATAAATTACATCCCGCTCAAACAATTCCAGCCAAGGCGTCCTTGGAGGGATAATTTACATGGCTAAACGGCAAACTGAAAGAGTACATGATCGACGCTCAAGCGATTTGCCGACAGGTTCGGTAGTCTCGATAGCCATTGTAGCTGACCCTTTTTCAAATACAGGGGAGAAAATAGAAGTCCTCCGCTCAGTCCGTGATGATCCACTAGCGGGGATGTATTCGAGAAGCCAAATTGATGACGCTCAATTCCGTGCTGGTCGTAAATGGCAGGAATACAACGAAGCCTCAACAATAGGGCCGATCCAAGCCATTGATCCAGGAAAGCCAAAAGTTGACGGCGGCAGGATGGCTGATCCTTTGCCGGACAGGGTTTCAAAAGCGTTTCTGAGGATTTCTGAATCAGATCAGGCTCTTGGTGTTGAAGGCAGTTCCTTACTTCGAGACGTGTTAGGGCATCAACGCATGGCTATTTCGAAGGCCGCTTTTGCGCGGGGGTGTAATTCAGAATTGGAAATCAAATATATTGGCCGCAGGTTTAGGGAATGCCTGGAGACTTTGGCTTTGTTGTGGGGACTTGCGTCATGAAAGAAAAAGATAGCGCCTTGACAGCGTACCGGCAAATCACCCCTAATGGATAAAATCAATCACCGCGAGCAGATTTTCAATTCCGTGCCCCCCCACGGAATGCGCGCTAGGTCGCTACAGCCACACAATACTCCCCAAGCTGACCAGCGCGCTCAAATTAGATTTACGACGCTGGCCCCCTGGCGACGTAAACGCGCGCCTGAGAGGCCAAGACCTCCCGGCCGTTCCTACTCAGGCGCGCAGCCCTTTCAAAAGGTGGACATTCTCGATTGAGGAACAATGGAGCGCGGCGATGAGGAATGTTTATGTGATGAAACGCAAGCCGCGCCCGCTCCGCGCGACGTATCATCCTAATGCCCCATACGCGATCACGCGCCAGGATCAAGAGGATGGCTCGATCAGTTACGAGGTCTACGACGAGCGACGGGACTCGTATCGTTTTGTCTGCGCAACCTCCGACGATATGGGTAGCAACGCCTACGCCAAGCACGATGCAGAGCAGATAGCACACGCGTTAAATCTCTTGGTTCAATACGGCAAAGAGATTTTGCCAATTGTCCGAGATGTTCCATTCTTCGACGAAACGGAATAGGAGATCTTTTTCGGTAAATGGGCGGTCAAGCAAAAACATTACGTGCAGCACTTCAATGCCGTTATGTTACGCCAGACCGCAGTTTCCGCCGAAGACGCTATCGAACGGTCAAGGGAAATATACGTGCCATTAGAGGGCAAATTCAACGAGTCGAATCTGCGTTGGCAAATGCCGAACTGTGGGCGTGTCAGCTTCAAAGCTATGGAGAGAAATAATGGCAAAGGATAAAGAGGGACACGGCAGCGAGGCGCAGGATAAGGCCGAGCATCACGGGCGGTGGAATATGGAGGCGGGGAAGATAGACGCGGATGAAGCTACTAAACGTCTTGGACATCGCTATGAAGAACAGGCATCAAAATACCCTACTATGCGTAAAGACATCCCCAAAGAAAAATACGTGTCTGCTAACCTAAAAGGCGCTAAAAAAACTGGGCTTGAAGGATACAAAAATTCGGTGGAATAAAGTCCCATGAGAAACAAATTTCCGCAAGCCTGTTATCGATGTGGCGATATAGTTAGGGCCGGTCACGGCCATTTTGAACGGCACAATGGAGGCTGGCGCACACAACACGCGACTTGTGCAATCAAATACCGTGACGTTACTACTTTAAAGTGGCAGGTAAAAGACTTTGCTGACGGGTGGGTGAATTTTAAAAGTAAAGAAGATGCGGCATCTTACGCAAAGTCAACTGGGGCATTGATGCGACCTGCGGTGGTGGTATGACTGTTTATGTTGACAGTTCAAGAAATGAATTTGGTCGAATGATTATGTGCCATATGCTTGCTGATACGCTTAAGGAACTACATGCAATGGCCGATAAGATTGGGCTTCAACGTAAGTGGTATCAGTCGCCCGACAAGGTGAGCTTCCCGCACTACGATCTTTCGTTGACGCGGCGAGCCTTAGCAGTGTCGGCTGGCGCGAAGGAACTGACGCGCCAAGAATTGAGTGCGCACACGAAACGGGTAAAGAGCGAGATTATCGGTGCCGGTAAAACGTGGGCCACTTCCGGCTGGCTCGTGAACAACTAAAGAGTCAAAATGCCAGTGATGGTTAAGGCAAAAGCGTTTGATGCTTATGAAGAAGGCCGCAAGTCAATGGCCCTTATATGCTATTGGCGCGACCGAGCGTTGGACGCTGAAAAGGAAGTCTCGCGCCTGCGACGGGCCGCGTTGCCATAAATGCCCCGCATTGGCCGCCCATCTTCCTACAAACCTAGATTTGTTCAGCAGGCCAAGAAGCTTTGCGAGCTAGGGGCGACCGATGTTGAACTTTCTGATTTCTTTGACGTTTCAATTAATACAATTGGCAATTGGAAAACGCAGCACGCGGCCTTTCTGGGTGCCTTAAAGGCAGGCAAGGATGTGGCCGACGACCGTGTTGAGCGGTCGCTTTATCAACGGGCTATTGGATATACGTTTGACGCGGTAAAAATATTTATGCGGGCCAATGATACCGAGCCGGTCTACGCAAAGTATCGTGAGCACGCTGCACCTGATACGACAGCTTGCATCTTCTGGCTTAAGAACCGCCGCAAGGCGGACTGGCGTGATCGGCAAGAGTTTACCGGGGCAGACGGCAAGGACTTGATCCCTGAGGCCAACGACGAACAGCGCGTCAAGGCGCTTGCTGCGTTGTTGGCAAAGACGGCCGAGACAAAATGAGTGAAGGCGAATATCGTTGGCCATCTCGCCAAGACACAAACGTCTACAAAAACGAAATTATAAATTCGTGCGCCAAGATTGTTGAAGACGCGGCACATGATCCAAAATACAGCCATGCTCGCCCCGCTCTTATAAG